AAGGCTATGGTCAACGCTATGAAGGATATGAGTAAATCAGATTTATCAGCAATGTATTCAGAAATGAAGAAAGTTGACGATGAAGACGAAGACGAAGACTCAAAGAAGGTTGACGAATCCTTGACTAAAGCAGAGATTGCGAGAAACATCGTAGAATTCTTAAAGAGTTCAGACGAAGAAACAGTCGAAGAAACTTACAATTCAATTATTGAAGCTAAGACTAAAGAAGAGAAAGAAGACGAAGAAGATGATGAAGATGAAGATGATGAGGAAGAAGTAAAAGAATCCTCAGAAATTGATTCAGACCTCGTTGAAATGGAGATAGAGGACGACCTATCAAAAATTTCAGAAGCTCTAGACTTATCAGAAGAAAATTCTGAAAAGGCAAGAACTATCTTTAAGGCTGCTGTCACTTCAAAAGTTGCAGAAATAAAAGAAGAGTTAGAAACAACTTATTCAGAAAATTTAAAAACCTCAGTAGAAACTGTCAAAGGCGACCTAACAGAAGCAGTTGATAAGTATCTATCGTATTGTGCAGAAGAGTGGACGAAAGAAAACGAACTTGCAATTGAGAGAGGTTTGAGGTCAGAAATGACAGAAAACTTCATCGAAGGTATGAAAGCATTGTTCGTAGAACATTATGTTGAAGTTCCTGAAGATAAGTACAATGTTATTGATGAACTCGCAAATCGTCTTGATGAGATGGAAGAGAAACTAGACAACGAAGTATCTAAAAATATGGAAGTTGTTGCAGAGAACGACCAACTCAAAAGAGGCACAGTGATTTCAGAGGCCTGTAAAGACCTATCTGAATCACAAACAGAGAAGATGGTTTCTCTTGCAGAAGGTGTAGATTTCGTTAGTGCTGAAGACTTTAGTGATAAAGTTGAAGAACTAAAGAACGCTTACTTTCCAAAAGAAGAAAACATCGCTGAAGAAACTGTAGTAGAAGAAGGAACTGGTGATTTCTCAGAAGAGAATGAAGTAAGACTTGACCCTACAATGAATCAGTACGCTTCAGCAATTAGTAAACTTAAACCTTTGGGATAAACCCTAAGGTTATTTAAAGGAAATAAAAATGTTTTTATCAGAAAACTTACAAGAAAAGTGGAGCCCTATTCTAGAACACTCCGATTTACCAAAAATCGAAGACAACTACAAAAGAGCAGTCACAGCAGTTATTCTTGAAAACCAAGAAAAAGCTCTAAACGAAGATAGAGCTGTTCTTTCAGAAGCTGCACCTTTAAATGCTACTGGTTCTGCCATATCTAACTGGGATCCAATCCTAATTAGTTTAGTGCGTAGAGCTATGCCAAATCTCGTTGCTTACGACATTTGCGGTGTTCAACCGATGACTGGTCCTACAGGACTTATCTTCGCTATGAAAGCAAGATACCAAGATTACCCAACTGGTAGTACTAGACTAAACCAAACAGAAGCCATGGGCGTGAACGAAGTACAAGATGCTTCACACGACCACGGAAGAGTTGATGGTGAGTCTGGATTATACACTGCTAGAGAAGGTGATCCATTTGCCGGTTCAAATGCATATAAAAATGCAACTCCAACTGGTATGGACACAGATAAAGCTGAAGCATTAGGCGATGCAACTACAAATGAATTCGCTGAAATGTCTTTCACAATTGAGAAATCAACAGTGACAGCTGTATCCAGAGCATTAAAAGCCGAATACACACTCGAACTTGCACAAGACTTAAAAGCTATCCACGGTCTTGACGCTGAGTCTGAGTTAGCAAACATCTTATCTTCAGAAATACTTGCTGAAATTAACAGAGAAGTAGTAAGAAGTGTAAATGTACAAGCAAAAACTGGTGCTTCAGGCACTGCATCTGCTGGTACATTCAACTTAGATGTTGACGCTAACGGAAGATGGTCAGTTGAAAAGTTCAAAGGTTTGTTATTCCAAATCGAAAGAGAATCAAATGTAATCGCTAAAGAAACAAGAAGAGGAAAAGGTAACTTTATCCTTTGTTCTAGTGATGTTGCATCTGCTCTTTCAATGGCAGGCGTATTAGATTACGCTCCAGCACTTTCAACTTCTTTAAATGTTGATGACACAGGCAATACATTTGCTGGTGTTCTTAACGGAAGAGTTAAAGTATACATTGATCCATATGCTGGGTCAGACTACATGACAGTAGGTTATAGAGGAAGTAACCCTTATGACGCTGGTATGTTCTATTGTCCGTATGTTCCATTACAAATGGTTCGTGCAGTTGGCGAGAACACATTCCAACCGAAAATTGGTTTCAAAACACGATACGGTATGGTTGCAAATCCATTCGTTGGTGCTACTCCTTCAGACGCTTTGTCAAGTACTGCTGGTGCAAACCAATACTAC